GACGTGGCTCGGGCGCTAATCCATGCTGATAAGTACATGGAGACCCTCCGCAAGTACTCCTGCCACCTAAAGTTTAACCTAGGCACACAGAGCGGATTCAGCGTCAATGAAATCATAACGGCGTTTGAGGAAGTCATTGACGGTCCTATCAACGTAGAGACTGTCGGCCGACGGATCGGTGATCCTCCACTGTTGGTGGCTGATCCAAGCAAATTCATCAAGAAGACAAGTTTTGAATACAAGCACAGTGAAAGCCTGCGCGATATGATTCGTGGGGCATGGGAGTATTACAATGAGCAGCACAGCATTCGAGGAAAACGAGATCTCCGCCAAGTCCAACGGCGGAACGGAACAGACGAAAAGGATGATAGCGTCTAGACTTCCTGTAGATCTGTTGGATGACTTTCAGGTCATCTGCAGCAGGGTCAGGAAGATCGAAGAGGACAAGATCCGAGTGTACTGGATCCACGATCTACCCTTGGACCCAGAGACCAGTCACCTCAAGGATCCAGCCAGTCGTGATAGGTTCCACAAGTTGGTGTTCTGTGGCAACTGGCAATACAATCAGTACGTGAGTTATCTGGGCGTCCCACAGAACGACAAGTGTGTGACACTAGATACACCCATTGAACCCATCCAACTAATTGAAAAGTCCACCGACGAGATCCGTCTGATCTATACCTCCACACCGCAGCGAGGTCTGGCCCTTCTGGTTCCCGTGTTTGTGGAACTCGCCAAGAAGTACCCCAACCTCAAGTTGGACGTGTTCTCCAGTTTCTCCATCTATGGGTGGGCCGAGGCGGACAAGCCTTACATGGAACTCTTCAAGACATGTCAGGAACACCCACAGATCAACTACCACGGCTCTCAACCCAACGAGATAGTCCGTGAGCACCTACAGCGAGCCCACATCTTTGCCTATCCGTCCATCTGGCAGGAGTGCAACTCTAGGGCACTGATTGAAGCCATGAGCGCTGGGTGCCTGTGTCTGCATCCTAACTTTGCCGGCTTGGGTGATACATCTGGCGGTCTGACATCAGTGTATCAGTTCATTGACGATCCCAACACCCATGCGGCAAAGTTCTACCACCTCTTGGAGAACGCGATCGAGGTAGTCAACACCGATCCGGCAAGAAACTACCTTCGGTTTGTCAAGCAATATGCTGACGTGAGATTCAATGTAACCAAGGTAGCCAGCCAGTGGGAAGACCTGCTTAAGTCATTGAAGGCGGAGTACCCGACAGTTGAGTCCAGGGCACTCCCAAAGCAGATGTTCAGGTATAAGCCGTCGAGCTAATAATAGTCTTCCGGGCCAAACTAAGTGCAGCCCTATGCTCGGGGGTAAATTTCCTCCCTTTAAGGGCCGCAGATTGCTTGGAGCACTGTTCAGGGGTGCGTTTCTTTCCTCTCCGACCGGCCGCAGCTTTTGCAATATGCTCAGGTGTTTGCCTTTTTCCTTTTAGGCTTGCAGCAATTTTTGCACGGTGCACGGGTGTTTGCTTAATACCAGAGGTACCTTCCCCACCGTCTGTTCTGTTATGAAGGATTCCATTCCCTATGTCTTTCCGACCATACCAGCGGATGTATCGTCTTTCAAGTGCACAGGCGCCGATATCAGAAAGATTGGTCTCCAGAAAGACAATTCTATGGGAATCCTTAGGCACACCTACACCACAATGCTTGCGCTTGAATCGATCACCCTTGCCTTTACCGGTATAGTACGGTGTCCCGTCAGGTCTGAGGTATGCATATACATAATGCAAATAAATAGTCACAGCTGATGCTCCTTGAAAGCGTTAGAGCCAGTGGAGCTGCAACTCGTGACTGGCGTCCTATTTATATAAAATGAATCTTAAAGTGAAAAGAGAACCACGAATGATCATCACAAAGACCCCCCTCCGAGTGTCTTTCTTCGGAGGGGGTAGTGACATACCTCAGTTCTATGAGAAGAGCCCGGGGCTTGTCATTTCCACCACTATTGACCGCTACATACAGATAGCGGTCAATCGCTGTGAGCCCAAGCACGTTCGTGTGGTCTACTCAGAGCTCGAGCAAGCCGATACAGTTGATCAGATCAAGCACACCAGAGCAAAGGCGGTCCTCAAGCGTTTCGGTGTAAAGACCGGTATAGAGATCGCCAGTTTCTCAGACATCACAACTCGAGGATCAGGTCTCGGATCAAGCTCCACTTATACGGTGGGGTTGATCAATGCCCTGTACAACATGAAGATCTTGGGATATACTAGAAAAGACCTTGCAGAAATGGCTTGTGAGATCGAGATAAATGATCTAGGAGAGCCCATCGGCAAACAAGATCAGTACGCAGCGGCATTCGGCGGCTTCAACTCCATTCGGTTCAACAACAGTGAAGTTCAAGTGGCGCCGGTGCCGGTCTCTCACTCTACCCTGTGTATGCTTAACGAGAGACTCATGTGCTTCAGTACTGGGATGACTAGAGAGGCATCTAGCGTTCTAGATCAGCAAGTTGTAAACTTAAAGTCTGGCATCGCTACAGACTCGACTGCTCGACTCGTTGACATGGCAGAGGTAGGTCTGAAGTACCTCAAGGCAATTAAGCTTGACGAGTTCGGTGCTCTACTCCATGAAGCCTGGACCGAAAAGAAGAAGTTGGCAAAGGGCATAAGCAATCCACACATTGACACCATGTATGAATCCGCCAGACGAGCCGGCGCATTGGGTGGAAAGATACTTGGGGCTGGAGGCGGTGGGTACCTACTGCTCTATGTCCCTACCGTCCAGGGCAGAAACAATGTACGAAATGCCCTACGAGACTGCAGACAGTTCTATTTCAGGTTCACCGATCAAGGGAGCGTAGCAACGCAAGTATGATGAGAAGCTTTGGCGATTACTTTTCAGCTGTTAACTCTGCCACCGAGCAGATCAGCCGTGTTGCCCTAGAAAGAGCATTTGAGACCATTGACGGTTGCAGTGGTAAACTGTATCTCATGGGCAACGGTGGTTCAGCGGCAATTGCTGATCATTGGGTGTGTGACTACATGAAGGGCATCAACGACGACACGGGGACATTTCCACCAGTAAGGGCAATCAGTCTGGCATCCAACGGTCCTCTTGTAACGGCTCTTGCAAACGACCTGGGCTACGAGAATGCCTTTACAGCTCAGCTTGAGTACTACCGTTGTGATGAGGATGACATTGTCATTGCAGTTTCGTCCAGCGGAAACTCTAAGAACATAGTCAACGGTCTCCGGAGGGCAAAGGGATTTGGGTCTATTACAATTGCTCTTACTGGATTTACAGGTGGTGAAGCCGCTAAGATGGCAGACATCAGTGTTCATGTGCCATGCAATAACTACGGCGTGGTCGAGGACTGTCACATGATGATCCTACATGCCATTTCTCAAAGAATCCGCTACAGGGATGCACTAGACTTAGAGAACCTAAAGCTCTAAATAATGTTGACTTTTCATTATAGTGGATTAGAATGCCATCATGGACTCAGACAATGTCATCCCCTTTCCGCGAAAGGTCCAGACCTCTCTGGGCTTGGTGCCACCTCCACAAAACATGGAAGAGGTAGAGGAAACAGTTGACATTGTCAGACAAGCCCATATACAGCAGACACTCGAGCAAGTCATCCCTATGCTCTTTGATAACCTTGCACTTGCTGGATTTCAGCCAGTCGACGAGATGACCTTTCTCAAAGACGGCGCCCTCATCGTAGAGTCTGCTAGGTCTTTCCTGAATAAGATATACGGTATGTCGCACCCACTTCAACTCATTGCTGACAACTTATTTGAGCAGATCGACTCTGAAGGCAATCTTGAAGTTTCCGACAAAGTCAGGATTGTCATAACCCCCACCCCACAGGAGAAGAGCTGAAAAGCTCGTTACAAAATGCTTATTCTTGACCTCTCCCAGGTTATGCTTTCCAATGTCATGGTGCAGCTTGGTAATCACACCAATGCCCAAGTTGAGGAAAGCATGTTTCGACACATGTGCCTAAATTCGATTCGAATGTATAAGACCAAATTTGGTCCCGACTACGGCGAGCTTGTTATTGCCTGCGATAACAAGCATTATTGGCGCCGGCAACTGTTCCCTTACTACAAAGCCAATCGCAAAAGGTCACGAGCAGAGTCTGAACTTGATTGGAAGTCCATATTTGATGCACTCGGTAAGATCCGTGCGGAACTTAAGGAATACTTCCCGTACCGCGTCATCGATGTAGAGTCTGCAGAGGCCGACGACATCATCGGCACTCTCTGCCATGAGTTCGGTGACGACAGTGGTCTAAATCTTCCTACAGGGCAACGCATCCTGATCCTGTCTGGTGACAAGGACTTCCAACAACTCCAGAAGTTCACCAATGTCGAGCAGTACGATCCGGTCCGCAAGAAGAAAATCGTGTGCAATGATCCCGAGCGCTTTCTGCTTGAGCACGTAATCAAGGGCGACGCGGGTGACGGCATCCCCAACATCCTCAGTGAGGACAACTGCTTTGTTGTCGGCAAGCGCCAGGCGCCTGTGACCCAAAAGAAGTTGGACAACCTCATTGCTGTCGGTATTGTCGGAAAGCATGACCATCCCAACTACCGGAACTACATGCGCAATCGAGAGCTCATTGACTTGACCATGGTGCCTGGGTCCATTAGGAC